CATTCAGTCGGCGTCATTGCGCCGGGGTTTTCTGCACCTTCGTGTACCCAGGGAGGCCGCTCGCTTCAATCGCTGTGCCCAGGCTGAACGCGCCGAGTGCACCAACCGTCAGTTGCAGCGCCTGGAACACGTCAATGCCGCCCGTAGCATACGCCTGGTACACCGAGATGAGACTCGCAGCCAGCGCCCAGAACTTGCGTGACTTGCCCAGGCCCGCGACTTTCGTGAACAGGTCGGTGATGTAAACCTTAATCTTATCCATGACGACTCCTTTAGGGGGGGCAAATAAAAGCGCTCGACGCGACTCTCCACAGAGAATCACGTCGAGCGCCATCTCTCGACAGCCCCAACTCAATAGCGGGGGCGGCGTTTCGGTTATTTAGACTCTACCTCAGTTAGTTCGGGCGCGCAACCGGCTCATTGAGGCGTGGCCGCGCGGCCTTGCTGGGCCAGTGTCGCGTCGCACCGCAGCCCAGGCAATCAATCTCCAGGGCGTAAATTCGACGCTGCCCCTCTACCAGACACAGCCGGCCCTCGTGCATTGAGAGCCGCGCCAGCGGGATACCGCATCTCCGGCAGTGCAGCAGGCCTACGGCATCCGGGGTCGGCTCTCCGAGATCGTCTTTAGACGGATCGCCCTGATCCATTTTCAAATTGTCTCAAAAACGGGATGCGAAAACAAGTTCAGGAAGCGTTAGCGAGCGGGGTAGGAATAAAGAATGCCCCGGTTGTTGGCGAGGGGTGGCGCCAACAGCTCGGGGCTTCTATGGGAGACTGTAGCAAAAAGCGGAAGTGAAGTCAACTCACCGACTCCCAACGTTGGGAATCGCCATCAACTGGCCTCCTGATTCCCGCCGACCCCAACGATCTGGCGCAGGCCGCGGGCCACCTGCGAATACACGAAAGCCTTGGACGAATAAACCGCGTGCATCATGCGCTCGCTGTCATTCCGAGAGGCGTCGGCGGCCTCCGCCAGGCCCTGGTTCTTCCGCGCCAGGTGCTCGTAGTCCCCGATCAGCTTAATCAGGCGCGGCAGCATCTCGGCCAGCTGCTGGAAGTCGGCCTCGGCCTTCGAGTGACCTTCGGCCTTTTTCGTCCGTGTCGTCATGGATCACTTCCCCTTCGGCGTGATTTTCTCGGGCAGAGGTTCCGCTTCAGTCAAATCCTTGAACGTGATCAGCCGGGCGTAGGTGTTGTTGCCGTCGGCGTCCTTGCCCACCGGCCGCGAGAACCAAATCGCCTGGCCGAACTTCCCTTGCCCGGCTCGGCGGGTGAAGGGATAGCCACTCCACTCGACGGCAGAGACTCCGTCCCGGTCGCGGGCCGTTACCGTCGCGTCAATCGAACTCCAATCGAACTTGGCGAAGTTCGACAGCGGCCGCTTGTAATTCGGCTCTTTCGGGGCCGAGGCGCGCGCCATCTGTTCCAGGGCCTCGGCGATCCGGGTCAGGATTTTGTTTTGGGCGGCGAGCTGGCCGGCCAGCAGGGCCGGAACGTCCACCGGCGCTGATGCGGATGGCTTAGGCGCCTGTCCTGGCGCGCTCGGGGCGGGCTTGGGCGCGCTCGGGGCGGTTGTGGACGGCTCGATGGGTATCTTAGCCTGTGGAGGCGTCTGGGCGGGGTGCTGGGCATCGAAGTGCGCCTTCGCGGCCGCCCGCTGCTCTGCGGTGAGGGGCATCTTCGCCCCGAACCCGTCCAGTTCGTCCAGGTAGGCCAGACGCACCGCGGCCAGCTCATCGAGTTCCTTCAGCGCGCCCTGGACCGTCTGATACTTCTTGCGGATCGTCCCGGCCTCGACCGGCGTCATCAGCGCTGGGCGAAGGTCGCCTTTTCGGGAGATCAGTTCGCGCACGCGCGCGACCCAATGCTGTTCGTCGAGTTGGCGGCCATTAGTGGCAGGAAATGCAGTCATGTCACACCTTCCTTTGATACCCGCAAGGGAGCGAGTAACGTAGTTTACTCGGTTGCTAAAAACAAAACGAGCTGCTCCCGCGCCGCGCCCGACTCGATGTCGGCCTCGGCCAGGTGCAGCAGCTCGTAGCCCAGGGCGATGATCTGTGCGTCGCGCTCGCGGTCCCGGGCGACGCGATCCTCGCCGACGTGGTCGTTTGGCTCATGCCAATGCTGCCCGTCGCACTCGATGACGATCCGTCGCGGCCAAACGTGCGGGATGATGTCGGCGTAGATTTTGCCGGGCAGCAGCTCCACCTCGGTCGAGCAGGTGATCCACATCTCGTCCAGCCAGCCCGCCACGATGCGGATCAGGGCCGTGGGGCGCGTGGCGCGCCAGGCCGCCAGGCGTCGCGCGGGGGCGTGCGGCCCGGAGCGCTCGACCCAGGCCGCGAAACCTTTGCGCCCGTTGGCGGCGTTTGACTCCGTACTCACGCAGGCCCGCGCGGCCTGCTGGCTGGCTGTGGTGAACTGCTTGGCCCGGGCCAGGCCGCCCCGCTGGCCGATCTCGCGCAGGTGTTCGCGGTGGGCTTCGGTGATCATGGCCTACTCCCCGCCCCAGAGATCGAGCGCTTCGCGGAAGCCCTCGGCGCGCGCCTGACACATCATGGCGTCGAAGATGGCTAACTGGCGCGCAATCTCTCGGTGGCCCGGCATGGTGATGACAGCATTTGCGATCTGTTGGGTCCGCGCTTCGTCGCGCATTCGCCGGTAGCGTCGCAGTGTGCGGGCCGCTTCGTCACGCTTGCGCTGGGATTGAATGCCGGGGTAGCTCATCGCTGTGCCTCCTGCTCGCGCATTATCTTTGCGGACAAGAGACCAAACACATACGACAGCGATTCAAAGTCCGGGTGTTGGATCATGTCGCCCTGGGCTGTGCATGTGTGAGGCATCCGCTTCGTGAGTTCTTCGAACGTTAGGCCGTTTATGGTTTCGTCTTCCTGTGGCGCGTCTGCCCATTTGAGTTCGAGTGTGTATGTCATCGGGGTTATCCTTTCGGGGTCATCGCCTGCCGCCGCAGCATCGCGCGGATCGCGTCCACCGCGTGCAGCATTTCGGCGCGGGTGAATGAGTAGCCTTGCGCCGCGTAGTGGGCTGCCAGCGCGTCCGCCGCGTCGCGTTTCTCGACGTCGGCCTGGGCCACGATGGCGAACGTTGCGGGAACCACCTTGGGCTGGGTCATCGCAGCACCGCCGCAGGCATGACCATCAGCCAACCCGAGCCGTCCAGGGCCTCGAGCACGTCGTCCTCGAGGAAGAGCGTGCTGGGCATCATATCCAGAGAGCCATCTTCCTCGGCGATGTGTAAGGCGTCGAGGGCAGCTCGCTCGCTCGCACTCGTGTACTCGCGGGTGGCCTGGTCATCGTAATAGGCTTGGGAGGCGATGGGGGCTGCGGTCGCGGCGCTCAGCACGTGGCTGGCCGCGAAGGGCATGCCGCCGGTAGAGTAAGCGCGCCGACTCTTACCCGCACTCGTGCGACGAGCACGGGTGTTGCGGGCCTGGCGTTGGGACTTGCAGACGGGGCAGCCACGGCCAGGGCACGGGCCGCTGCGGTGGGTTTTGTGGGGCTTGCTTGCACTCGCTTGGCGGGTGGGAGAAAACATTCGGGCTCCTTCCGTTGGGTGGAAAGGAGCCCGTGTATAATTTGGGGAGCCTCTCCACAGGTCGCTGCTGTGGGTGGGTCAGCCCTGGCTGGGTGTTCAAGCACCTGGCCGGGGCGTCTTGCTTATCGAACTTGAAACAGTATACCACGTCCCCCACAAGAGTCAAGCGCCAATACGCGAAAAAGCCCAACCGCCCTGGTAGCTACTGCGGGGCGGTTGGGGCTATGGATTCCGTACGGCGCGATTGAATTATCCCACAGGGGAGTCGGCGCGTCAAAAGCTCACGGTCATTGGATCACGATCTCGAAAAACTGTGTCGCCCCATTAGTGGTTACCGTGAGCCGTCCCGTTCCGGGGTTGGTGCTCCCGCTAATGCGCCAGACCCAGGTGCAAATGCCGGAGCCGTCGGCGGTCATCGCGCCGAGGCCATCCGCCGTGCTATCGGTGCCCGAGGGAGTAACGTAGCTCAAGAAACACGCTGCGCCCGGCGCCGTTTGGATCACCAAGCGCGCATCGCTGCCGGCCGAGATCGGCGAGGTGAGCGAGACGAGCGTGATAGCCGGAGGCTGGGTTGGTTGAGGGACCTGCGTATCGGTAGGAAGGGTTGGTACAGTGGCGGTCGCTTGAACACTCGGCGCGGTGGCCGTGGGTTGACTGGCGACGGTGACGGTGGGGATAGCAAGAGTCGGCGAAGCCGTGGCCACGATCTTGACCGTTGGGCTGGCCTGCGGCTTAGGCGTCAACGTCACCACCTCTTCGGTTACGCCGACAGCGGCTGGAAGCGTCCATGTTGGCACGGCGGTGCGCTCCTGAGCCGTCGCTTGGGGTGCGGGCGTCGGCGTCGCAGCCGGTCGCGGGAGGGCGACCGTCGCCACACAACAGACGCCGAGCAGAAGCACGCCCAGGCCGATCCCCCAGCGCGAGAAGAGCCAACTGCGCTTCTTTGGAGCAGGCTGAGCCATTGGTTTGTTCGGTTGTTTGGACACGGGAACCCCTTTCTATTGACGAAACTCCGCCTATTTCTGCGGACATACCACGCGAGGAAATTTTAAGTTGCAAAACTTACAAGTGGCTGTATACTCGTTTCAAATTCTGTAAGGTTGCCATGCCAGTCAAAGACCTTTTTCTCACCTCCTCTTTTGTCGCCGAGAAGCTAGGCGTATCCCCGCAAACCATCCATAAGTACTGTGAGGAGGGCGTCTTCCCCGGCGCGTTCAAGCTCGGCGATGGCCGCACCTCTCCCTGGCGCATCCCCCAAAAGAGTTTCGAGGCCTACCTAAAACAGCGCGGCCAGGCGGCCAAAGCCTCCTAGCCGCGCTTGGCTACATGGCTGCTCTCGCAGCCTCGCGTTCCTTCGCCGTCAGAAGCCAGGAACGAGAAGCGCACTTTTACAACCACATAGCCTAAGAAGTCGTTGGGGACTTGCACCCCAGCTCCCCCTGCCCGAATCTGGCACCCGACTCCAGTTTACCGCAAACTCCTCGCGGCTGTAACCCCATTCCAACTTTCAGCCTCAGAGCGGGTGATGGGATTCGAACCCACAATATCTTGCTTGGGAAGCAGTGATTCATTCGGGGTTATGGGGCACTCGGCTCAGGATCGCCAGCGGGCTCCTCTCTTCGTGATAGCGCCGGGCATGCTCGGTCGAGCGGTGGCGATAGATCATCAGGGTGGTCGTTATGTTCGCGTGGCCGAGGATCTGCTGCAGGTCATCCAACTGTCCCTCGTAATGCGTGGCAAACGAATGCCTCAGTCCATGCGCCGTGATGTCCAACCCAGCGCGGTGAGCAGCGCGTTGAACCATCATCCGCACCCCCACACGCGATAGACCAAACAACGAGCGCCCATCTACGGGCGACCGTTTGCGCCAGGTGGTGGGGCGCACTGCCAGCCAGCAGCGCAATGCATAAACCGTGGCCGAGACGATGGGCACCACCCGACCCGTGCCGCCCTTCCCCCGCTTTATGCTCACCGTTCGCTCGGTCAGGTCCACGTCTTCCACGCTCAGGTTGGCCACCTCCGCCAACCGTGGCCCGCAGTCGACCATCAGCATCAGGATCACCAGATCGCGCGCGGCATACCGGCCCGTGGCAGCCGCATCGAGAAGCTTCGGGATCTCCTCGAGCTTGAGGTAGCGCCGCAAGACGCTATCAATCTTCGGCCTATTCACCGCCTCCATCGGGCTGTGGGCCAGGTGCTTGCGCTTCAGGCACCACTGGAAGAACGAGTGCGCGGAGCGATAGCACTGCTGAATGGTGGATTGTGAGAGCTTCTCACCCCCTCGTTTGCGCGCGCGGCGCAGCTGAGTCAGCCACCCATCCAAGTCCTCGGCGACGACCGCCTCCAATTCGATATCGGGCAGGTGATCACCCAATCGCTTTAAGCCATAGGCATAGGCGTTGAGCGTCGATGGGGTGAGGCCCTGGCCCTCACAGTAATTGGCGTACTTGGAAATCGCCTCGGACAGTTTCATTTCACCCCTCACGATCTGAAACAAAAAAACGCGGCCACGAACTGTCGTCTGATCTGGACAGGGTCAAGATCAAACGAGAGTCCGCGCCGCGCTCAGCTCAACCCGGGCGTGGGCTCGGGCCGGGACTGTTGCCACACTCCCGGCCCATCCTAATTGACTTGCGCCCCTATTGCAACTCCACCCCAGGCCTCACAGAAAGGAGACCACCATGAATCACAGCAAGAAACGTGCCAACTTCCCCTTCGGGAGGTACGGACCCGTCAAACCCGGACCCCGCGCAGACGGGGCGCGCCCGTCCCGTCGTCGGGCCAGGCCCAACTGGGGCCTGCTCGTCTTTATGGTTGTGTCGTTCGGAGCAGCCGGAATGCTGGTCGGTGTGCTTATCCAGCAACTGTCAGCCTTGCTCCTGAGGTGATCCATGACTGAGTTCGTCCTGCCCCTTGAATTCCTCTGGTCCTGTGTGCACGCCTGGCTCGTGTTAGATGTCATTGGCATTCTCGTGCTGCTGTATTGCATCGCCCGGGCACCCGTTGGGCCCACGCGGTGGGATTAGGTGAACGCCATGGCCACCGCCAAACGCATCCGTGTTTCACCGCTCACCCAGACGCTGCACGATCTTCTCCGCAAAGCGCTGCTCGTGCGCGACGTGATCCAGCCACACCGGCTGGAACACGGCCTGCATATCTGGCTCTACGTCACCCCGGCGCGCGTGCTCCATTTCTCGATCTGGCGGCACAAGGTTAGACCCAGTACGGCTGAGTGGTTCACTACGTTGCGGCATTTCCCCGCCGACGTGCTCGTGCCCAGCCCGATCCCGGAGCCCAAGGAATTCAGCCGCGGCCCTAACCTCGGCCTGGCCGCCGTCTGGCGCCTGCCGCGACCGGGTGAGGCCGCGCCAGAGGCCGTCCCGCCCCGCGAAGACGGGCCCGAGGAGCAGGCGGCATGAGGGACCCCAAGGTCCATGTCTACATCCCGAACAGTTTTCAAGTCCCGAAAGGATTCGTGGACGATGGACTCGTTGGGCTGCTCGGGGGCAACGACGTGAAGCTCTTGTGGGTCGCCTGCCGCGCGATCCTGTCGAGCGATGACGGGCGCGCCACGCGGCGCGCCCGGTTGAGCCTGACGCGCTTTATTGATCTGTCGAAGCTGAGTCGCCAGTCGGTCTTGGATTCCATTCGGCGCCTGGAAACGGCCAATATCCTTCTCCCAGTGGGAGTGCCAAACGGTGACGGTCAGATGTATGAACTCAACCTGGGTGAGCACGGTGGTTACGATTGGGGATACCTGGAGAGCTTGCGCGAAAAACGTATCCAGAACCCCAACGCACAGAAGGCGCGGGCGGCCCGGGCCGCCAAACGTATGGGCAAAGGTCTGTCACAAAATTCAAACGTTACAGACGCATCGGCCATATCTGGCGGGTCAGGTGGTCTAGCAGATAGACCGCCCGAATCTGATGACCGGTCTAGCCCCAAGACCGCTGGCGGTCTATCTGCAAGAGCGATTGGGCTCTTGCAGATAGACTCATTAAAGTTAAAAGTTAAAAAGGATAATACTAATACTCTTATTAGTGATGAAATCGCCGAGTTCTGGGCCCGGGCGCTGGAAGTCCTGGCGCAGGAGACCCCTGCCGGCATCTTCCAAACCTACCTGCAAGCCTCGCGACTATCTGAGGCCAACGCGGGCGTGTACGTCGTGGCAGTCGCGGACCAGCAGCGTCGCGACTGGCTCACCGTGAAATTCACCGACCAGCTCAGGCGCACGCTGGTCAGACTCACCGGCCAGGCGGCCGAGGTGCGCTTTGTCGTCGAAGAAACCGTTTCCCAAAGGAGTGACCCATGACTGCACAGACCGCACAATCCATCCCCATCAATCGCATCGCCCCTAACCGCTACCAGAAGCGCGATGTCACCCGCGAGAGCGTCGCCGATCTGATCGAGAGCATCCTCGAGCATGGCCTGCAGAGCAAGCCGGTGGGTCGCGAGCACCCCGACCGGCCTGGCTGGATCGAGCTGGCCAGCGGCCACCGCCGCCACCTGGCGTTTGTGGTGTTGGCTGAGGCAGACCCGAAGACGTACGGCCAGATCGAGATCGACGTGCGCCCGCTCAGCGACCGTGCATTGTACGACGCCTGCGTGATCGAAAACGCGCAGCGCGAAGACCTTTCGCCGCTGGAGAAGGCGGATCTGCTGGCCGATTACATGGAGCGCTTCAAGGTCTCCCAGACGGAGGCCGGCAAGCTGTTCAACCTGAAGACCCAAGGCGCGGTCTCCAACCTGATCAAGCTGCGCGGGCTCTCAGCGCCGATCCGGCCCTTCGTCGGCCAGAAGGGCGGGCTGCCCGAGCGCCATGCGCGCGGCCTGGTGGCGCTCGCGCGCTCGCTGCCTGATCAGGCGCTGGCCATCGCTCAGCGCGTGGTCAAGGCCGACTCCGACGAGAAGGACGGCGTGTTCGAAGACGCACTGCGCGACGTGCTTCAAAAACACGGCCAGGGCCTGTGGCACCCCCCGTTCGATCCCAGGCAGCAGTACGCCCTCGACGGCTTCACCGTCGAGGCCGCTAAGGCCGGCCTGACCGAGCTGCCGGTGTGCCACGGCTGCCCGTTCAACCTGGAGCGCAACAGCAGCCACTACTGCATCCGCCCCGCCTGCTACAACCTTAAGGCCAAGGTCGCGGTGCAGGACGAGATCGAGAAGGCGGTCAAGAAGCTCGGCCTCCCCCTGGCGGCCAAGGGCGAGTCGACCACCATCGTCTACGACGGCTCCAGCGACAGCCACAGCGACAAGCAGCGCGCCGATAAGCTGATCCGCGCCAAGCTCCCCGAGCTGCGCCTGGTGCCGAACCCGAAACGAGAGACGGCCTCGTACTACCTGAGCGACGTGTTTGGCACGACCCACCTGGCGTTGGCCGCCACCAGCAAGGCCGTCGTCGAGCGCTGGCTGGCCGACAATGAAGGCAAGTCGGTCAAGGCCCCGACGGCCAAGCCCGCCAATGAGACCGCGGCGCAGAAGGCCAAACGAATCGCGCGCGAGGCCGAGGACGATCGTCAGCGCCGCGCCGAGCGCGCCCAGGCCCTCCAGGCCAAGTATGACGTGCTGTGGCTGCTGGAGAACACGGCCGGGGTAGTGGCGCAGCGCATCAGGATCAGCGGCGGCGTGCTGAAGTGGGTCGCCGAGGAAACGGATCGCCGCCATTCGGTCGCGCATACGCAGTGGCCGGAGTTCGGCGCCATCGAAGACCGAATCCAGAAGGCGGGCGAGGCAGGCAGCGAGGACGCCCTGCGGCAGCACATCGTGCTCGACGTGCTCGGCGAGGACGTGCTCGGCTACCGAAAGTCCGAGGAGGCCTACGACTGGTCCCGGGCGCAGGGGCTGGTCGAGGAAGTTGCCGAGGGTGAGGTCTTTGGCGTGAGCCTGCCCGACGGTTGGAACAAGCCGCCCATTCATCACACCGCGTTCAACTGCTGGACCTGTGGCCGCTTCACCCCCGGCCCGAAGATCACCCAGCGCGACACGGCCGAGGGATGGGGCGTGCTCAAGACCGGCGTGGTGCACTGCCCCGACCACGCGCCGAAAGATGTGGCGAAGGCGCAAGTGGTCATCAAGTCAGCAAAGCTGGCCAAGCAGCAGGCCGTTAAGAAAACGGCCACCCGTGCTCGCATGGGTGCGGGCAAGCCGACTCGTGTCCGCAGAAATGCCAACGGCAAGGCCCGCGTCGCGAAGAAGGCCGCGAAGAAAAAGGTGAGGTAGCCATGGACGACACGACATACATGCTCTGGTACGACGGCGACCCCGAGCGCGGCCTAGCCGAGAAGGTCGAGCGCGCGGTCGCCTACTACACGGCTAAGTACGGCGCCGCGCCGACGACGTGCTTCGTGAACCCGGACGTGCTGGCGGGCCAAGAACTGTTGGCGGGAAGCGTCCGCTTGCATCCATCGCGCACCGTCCTGCGCGATCATTTTTGGGTGGGGGTGGAACTGGAGGGTCAATCTTAATGACTACAACACCTGAGTTTCGGACGTGGGCCGTGATCCAACTTTTCGGCCACGTCACACTGGCCGGTGAGGTGAGCGAGCAGACCATTGCCGACTTTGCCTTCGTGCGCCTGGACGTGCCGGCGACCTCCGGCGGCCAGGAGGCCTTCACCAAGTTCTATGGGCCAAGCGCCATCTACGACATCACGCCCACCACAGAAGACGTGGCCCGCGCGGCGGTGGAGAACTTGCGGCCTCGGCCCGTCAGCGTCTACTTGCTACCGTCGCCGCGATCAAACGCCGTGTCGCAAGGCGACCCCGATCCTAGCGAGCAGATGTACGACGAGGAAGATGGGGATGACGACTAGGTGAGGCGCGCGCTGTTTGCGCAGCGCGCGCCCGCTGGACTCCGACCAGGAGCGCCAGCGGGCCGACTATACACCTAGTACGGGCGATTCGTTAATCGCCCCTAGTCAGGACTCCGACCAACCCATGAACGCCACACGCTTGATGTTGCTCTTCACTCTCTTTCTCGCTGGCTGCGCCCCGGCTCTGCCGTCTGCACCGCAGGATGTGCCGCCTGAATATGTCGCTTATCTTTCGGCTCGCTGGACCGCGACCGCAGGAGCGGAGGCGACGGAGTCTGCTCGCGCGACGGCTACCGAGTCGGTTGCCCGCGCCAGCGCCACCGCAGCTTATCTGTCCACGCGCGACGCCCTGACCGTGCGCGTCACCGAACTGGCCCTGAGCGCCATCGAAACATCGCAGAGCGTCGCGGCCACCGATGCGGCGAGCATCAAGACCCAAGCCGCCGACATGGCCAACCTGCGCGAGACCCAGGCGGCCGCCATCACCTTAGGCAAGGCGACCGACGAGGCCAACCTGCGCGAAACCCAGGCGGCCGCCATCGCCGAGCGCGTCGCGCGTGATCAGAATGACGCACTCGCGTGGGGAGCGTTCTGGGACTCTTTGCGCGAAGTGGCCTACTTCGCGACCCTGGCGCTGGCGATTGTGGTTTGTCTAGTCTCTGCGGGGTGGGGGTTCATCGCCCTGCGGATACACCAGATCAACTCAATGGTGAGCGTCGTGTTGCGCGTCCTGGCCCCCGGTCAACGGGTGGAGCCGGACTTCTGGGGTGGCGTGGTCATCGTTGACCCGCCCGCCTTGGCTCCCCCCGACGACCCGGACGAGGAGCGCAAACGCAACGCGGCCAATCAGCACCAACAGGACTGGCGCGCCGCCATCAAGCGCTGCGTGTATGCCGGAATCCAAATGGGCGGTGAGGGGAAACCACAGTTCGGCGAGCGCGACCTGGCCGGGGACGACGAGCGCAACCGGTGGATCGTTAATAGCGACGGCACCCCGAATAGTGCTGGCTATCGGCGCATCAACCACATCGTGCGCTCGATGAAGATCTGGGAGACGGCTGGGCGGGACACCGTGTTTGGAGAAGGGATGGATGCCGAGAGCTGGGAGCGCGTGTTTGACACTCGCCCCCTACCCTCTGAGTTGATCCAGGGGCCTCCCCCCCACGTGCGGGTCCCGCTCCGCGGTTCCGCAATCGCCGCAATTCGCCGCAGTTCCGCAGTTCCGCGTTTGCCCGCGCAGGCGCAAGACTGACTTATGTCCATAGACATGGAAGGAATCGCCATGAGTACCAAGCCTCTTTCATTCGGCAGCCTGTTTACCGGCATTGGCGGCTTCGATTTGGGGCTAGAACGCGCGGGGATGATCTGCAAATGGCAGGTCGAGATTGACGACTACTGCCGTAGAGTGCTCGCAAAACATTGGCCGGACATCTTGAGGTATAGAGACATTCGGGAGGTGAACTTTGACGAAATCGAAAAAGTTGACGTGCTCTGCGGCGGGTTCCCCTGCCAGCCGGTCAGCCTCGCAGGTAAGGGGCTCGCGCAAGACGACCCCCGCTGGCTCTGGCCCGAGTTTGCCGGTGCCATTCGCGCATTACGACCCCGCTACGTCGCAATGGAAAACGTGCCGGGTCTCCTTGTTCGGGGAATGGGAGACGTACTCGGCGATCTGGCCGCGCTCGGCTACGCTGCGGAATGGCAAGTGCTTTCCGCAGCGGCGTTTGGTGCGCCGCACCTCCGCGAAAGAGTTTTCGTTATTGCCCACGCCGACAGCGGAGGAATGGGGGAGCAACACTTACAACCGCAAGTACTTGATGACGAAGCGGGACAGGATTGTGTTCTGGCCTACACCCAGAGCACACGAATCGGGCAAGTATCAACGGAACAGGTTGGGGAAAATAGCGCTGACACTGACGGGTTATGCAGCTCTATGGCCCACCCCGCAGGCCAGCGAGGGAAGCGGCGGCCCACAAGACCCGCAGAAACGGAAGTCGGGCGGGCACACAGTCCGACTCAGAGACGCGGCCAGGTTCCTTCCGACCCCAACGGCGGGCGATGGTCGGGGGCGGATCACCAGCCAGAAGGCGAAGACTCTCTATTCGTCTGGGCCGACCTTGCTGGAAGTCGCGCGAAAGGAGTCACCTGGTGGTCAACTGAACCCGCGGTGGGTCGAATGGCTTATGGGATTCCCAGACGGGTGGACAGACTTAAGGGATTAGGCAACGCTGTCGTGCCGCAAGCCATTGAGCTCATAGGAACGTGCATCATCAAACATTATCACGCGAGCCAAGCCCGATGACCGCCCTGAACCCACTGACCGAACTGGAGCGCGACGTTCTCGGCGTCTTGCGCGGCCACACTGAGCCGCTGGCCGTCAATGCCATCCGGCGCCGGTTGCTGCATGGCGGCTGGGAGGAGCAGGCCGCCAGCCCGAACGCGCTCTCCGCGGCCCTGGCGCGCCTGGAGGAGTTGGGCCTAGCGCGCAACCACATCGCCTTTGCGGCTGTGGTCGAGGAGGTGCATCCATGACCCTTCCCTTTCATGGCGAGCTAATGACCTGCATCATGTGCGGCAAACAGCAGGGCAGCGATCCGAAGATCGAATCCCAATGGCGATTGCTCGAGGTGGACGGCGTGCGCTACTATGCTTGCCCAGCCGAGTTCCCGCCCGACACCGCCGAGGCCGAGGCGTTCAAAGCGGCCTATCTCGCCATCTTCACCAAAATCATGAGTCTGCGCCGAAGGCCGAATGGCCCACGATGACCAAGCTCTTACTGGGCCACGCCGATCGGACTGCCGTCCACATCGATCTCGACATCCTACTGCGCACGCGCTTGTTGATCCAGGCCAACAGCGGCGGCGGAAAATCGTGGCTCTTGCGCCGCCTGGCCGAACAGGCCTTCGGGCGCGTGCAGGTCATCCTGATTGATCCCGAAGGGGAGTTTGCGACTCTGCGCGAGCGGCACGACGTCGTGTTGGTTGGCAAAGGCGGTGAGACGCCGGCGGACGTGCGGAGCGCGGCCCTCGTCGCTCACAAACTTCTGGAGCTGCGCGCTTCCGCCGTGTGCGACCTATACGAGATGAAAGCCTCCGACCGGCACCGGTGGGTCAAGCTCTTCCTCGAGGCGATGATCGATGCCCCCAAGAGTCTGTGGCACCCGGTGCTGGTGATCGTGGACGAGGCCCACACCTTTGCGCCGGAGAAAGGCGCGGGCGAGTCGGAAGCGTCTGAGGCCATGATCGGCCTGGCCACTCGCGGCCGCAAGCGCGGCTTCGGCGCCGTCTTCGCCACGCAGCGCCTGGGCAAACTGCGCAAGGACGCGGCCGCTGAGCTGACCAACGTCCTGATCGGCCAGACGTTCATCGACATTGACCGCAAGCGCGCGGCCGAGGCCCTGGGCATCCCGCGCGCCGACGAGCGAAAATTCTTTGACGAAATGAAGATCATGGTGCCGGGCTACTTCTGGGCGTTGGGGCGCGCCATCGTCACCGAGCGCGTGCTGGTCCGCGTCGGATCGGTCCTCACCACGCACCCGGAGCCGGGCTCGGCCAAGCACGCCGCTGAGCCGCCCCCACCGCGCGACGAACTCAAGCGGCTCCTGCCCAAGCTGGCGGATCTGCCCCAGCTCGCCGAGGCCAAAGCCAAGACGGAGGCCGAGCTGCGGCACGAGGTCGGCGACCTCAAACGCCAACTCGCCGCGCGTCCCACGGTGGCCATGCCCGAGGTTCGCCTGGAGCGCGTCGAGGTGCCGATCTTCAAGGATGGTGAAGTCACACGACTCGAGTCGGCCGTGTCGGCCCTGGCGGATGTTGGGGCTCAGCTCGCCACCGCCGCCCAGGAGATCACGGGTGCCCTGCGCGCCGCGGCCGCTCGGCCTGCACCGGTGCGACCGCAGGTGCTGGCACCCTCCACTCCTGTGCCTCGTCCCCTGCCCATGCGCCCAGCAGCCGCGGCGGAGCACGTCGGTACGCTCTCTCATAAGCCACAGCAGATCCTCGACGCGCTGGCCTGGCTGGAGTCGGTCGGTCTCGCACCGGCGAACAAGACCCAGCTCGCCCTGCTGAGCGAGGCCAGCCCGAGCAGCTCGGCGTACACCAACAACCTGGGCGCGCTCCGGAGACAGGGCCTGATCGACTACCCCGGTCCGGCGCTCGCCGCGCTGACTGCGGCCGGCCGCGCGCAGGCCCAGGCCCCTGAGCGACCGCCAACGACCGAAGACCTGCAACGCGAGATTTTGAATCGGCTGCGCGGCAAGCGCGCCGCGATCCTGCGCGTGCTGATCGACCTGTACCCGGAGAGCGTCAGCAAAGACGACCTAGCTGAGCGCTCCGGGGCCAGCCCCACGTCGTCCGCCTACACCAACAACCTCGGGGCGCTCCGGAGTCTGGGCCTCGTCGAGTACCCCGCGCCCGGACGAATCGCGGCGCGGGCCGTGTTGTTTCTTGAGAGGTGACCTATGTCCACAGATATACCTTCGGGTACCCACGGAGGAATGATCCACATCGAGTCCGGCATCGCCGGCGCGCTCGAGCGCCGAGGCCAACCGTTCGTCCATCTGACCTGGGGTGAGATGAAGGCGCAGCTCACGCCCGCCGAGGCCCGCGCCCATGCCCTGCACATCCTGGAATGCGCTGAAGCAGCGGAGTCCGACGCGCTGTTGTGGCGCTGGCTCGATGAAACCACGGGCGTCACCGACGAGCAAAAAGCGGCCGTGCTGATCCGTTTCCGTGAGCTGCGCGGGTGAAGGCGAGGAACCATGACTGACAAGTGGAACCCCGGCCCGTCGATGGAACAGGGGTTTTGGAGCATCGTCGCGCAATCGGGGAAAGTGGTTGCGCTTCGCGTACCGGACGAACGCACGGCGCGCCAGATTTGCAACGAGCATAATCACCTGCGAGAGGCGCTGGAGAAGGCGATCCGATGGGCCGAATTCACCGACGAACAGATAGACGAATTGATGCGTGACTTGCGGAGGGAGCTATGACGCGACACGGGCCGATCACACTGGCGGTCATCCTTTTGTTGTGCGTGGCTCTAGTTGGGCTGAGCCTGGGCGTCCCTTCGGCCACGGCCGCGGCGGTGCCCAGTTCCCGCCCGACGGCTACCCCGACCCCTCACCACTACCTGACGCTGGAAGTCTCTGCGAATTTCACTCCCACCCCAACGCCCACGCCGACCCCAACGCCCACCCCACCCACATTCAATATGTTTCTTCCGCTCCTGGCTCAAGCCCCCCGTTTAAACTAGAAGCCCCGCCGACCGTTTCCCCCTTGGGGCAACGACTGCCGCTTCAACCCTGCCGCCTGGCGGGCAATGAGGGTTTCCAGGCTGGGGGTGGGCGCCTCGGGGACGAGCTCCATCCGTTTGGCCTTATACCGTGTGGCGCTCACCAGAAACGTCCGAATCCGATCAATATCCGTCGAGAGCGTCGGCGGCAGGTTGCGGATCGTCACGGTGTCACTCGCGCGCGCCATCCAGTTGGGATAGCGCGCTCCGGCCGCGTCATAGAGCTTGTCGACCACAATCCCTGCGCGCGGCTTCGGGTCTTTGTTGTCTTCCAGGAAAGCGTCGCGATGGATCTGCGCCTGGGTCAGGCTGGTCGTTTGTGCGCCCACGGCCCCCCGGCGCGTCAGCGCCCAGCGCGCAACGCTGTCGCTGTCGGCACTCACGGCCGTGCGGAGCGTCCGGCCCCCCGCTTCCTGATAGATCCCGTAAGCGCTATTTCTCAGCAGGGCCAGCGTGCGCTCCACATCGGGACTGGGCACGTCCACAGACCACGTCCGGCCAGTGAAGCCCCTCGGCTGGAAGTGTATCCGCCGATCTTCCCAAACCCCGACTTCCCAGGTTCGCGGCGGCGTCTGGTTGTCACCTAAACCGGCCAGGCGCGCGGCAATGTCACCCGGCCATTCGTCCTGATAGAGTTCGTCGGTCAAGTCGAGTTGGGTATTTAGAATGAAAGCATCAGCGGTTTGTATTTGCGAGGGATTAAGACTATTCAAGAAAATAGCCATTTCTGAAATAATTGAACCGCCACGCACCGTGGTGGCGGTCGTCGTCTTGATCCGCACGTTCGTCACCCTCAGATATTCCGCCGAGGTCTCACCGGCGTAGGTATGCGCGGTCGAGGCGATCAGGTCAATGCCGGCTAGGTCCTGCGCCCCCGCGAGAGTGATACTGAGTGATCCGCTCTGCACCGCCGCGTTGCCGACGATGCTATTCTCCACTGCGCCATTGACGAAGGTGCCCGTGCTCCAGTCGAAAGACACTACCCGGAATGTGCAATTGGCCGAGGCTTTGAATTCGTAGTCAAGAGAAAAGGTAACGATCTGTTTCTGCCCGCCGTCCGGCGCACCCAAAACCCACCCACACGCTTTGTTCAGGGTATAAGCATTGCCCTTGATCAAACCCACAAATAAGCGATTGTTTTGGTCAGCGTAAAACCGCTCCATTTCGGTGTAGGCCGAGTGGCGCCCCCCGTCCGGACTGAAGAAATCCGCCACGCTGGTGCTGCTCCACAGCGCCGTGTAAGGCGCATCATAGAGCGCGCTCCAGCAACCCAGCGCGCCCAACTCGATCCCGCCGCGCCTGATCCGCCTATCCTCCAGACGCCCCTCATAAACCACCAGCCCATTCCAACCCAGCACCACGTGTGGCGTGCCGGGCTCATCATAGAGTCGAAAGGCCTCGGCGCGCGGCATCGGCGCAAAGCCGTGCAGATCCGCAAAGCCGTGCGCGTTCGTGCCGAACTCCAAACCCTGCACGCGCCCGCCCAGCTGAGCGACCGGGGTGTTATCGGTTGGAGAAGCGAATAAGCCGAGTGAAAAGCCCATCAGCGTGGCGAGAGGTAGGCCGGATAACGAATCACGTTCAAGGGAAGGCTGCCGACCGAGCCGCTGACGAGATAGCGCCACGATGTGGCCGCGGTCGCACTCCCGACCATCAGCAGAATAGCCGACACGGTGTTGCCTTTGCTCATCAGGAAGGGATCACCCCGATAAGGCAGATTGATGGGAGTGAGGACGCCCTCCTTGGCCGCCACACGGGGCGCGGGCACGGTCAACACCTGGCTGTCGACGGCCAGACTCATGCTCACAATGTTGACGATGTTGTTCAGCGCCACGGAGGGAATGTGGATGACCCGCCCGGTCTCGTCGTCCAGATCAACGAGCGCCAAGTAGTCAATATCCAGCGTTGGCGAACCCGAGGTCCCTGAGACCGAGATCTCAAATCGGAGCGTATTCAGTATTGATCCGGGCGGCAGAACCACCAGGCCCAGGGGGATGAGGCGTGGGGTCTGAATGCTAATGTCGATGTGCTTGGGCACGGTGCGAACAGCGCCTACGGCGGTAATCAAGGCATTGATGTTGAAGGTCTGGGTCGTGCTATTGTTGCGAACGGCGGCGAAGATCGCAAAAACCCTGGCGTTCGCCAGAGCCGAAACATCAACCGTCCCCGAGGCCGCCACGGCTGTGCCGGTCGGCGTGTAGCGCAGGACATTCCCACCGCGCGCGTTATTGCCAGCGTCGGCCACGCTGGTATAGCCCGTGGCCGTCATTCCCTCCGCTTCCTGGATCAGCAAATCTGTGGCGGATTGCGCAATCAGGAGGAAGGCCTCTTTGAGCACCGTCCCAGCGTTGTGCGCTCCCAGGTCAGACAACCACACATCGAGCGGACTCATGATGTCCAGAGTGGAAGGGAGCGTCGCCGTTAGGATAGACGGGTTGGCGGCGGCACTGCTGGCGGCCGTTTCGCTCGCCAGCTTCCACAAGCCCTGCCGTTTGAAGCGCAGGCGCACGCCTTTGATCACGTAGTGATTGCCGGCCTGAACGAATTCGGCGGATAGGCCAGCCCCGGAGGTCTGGTCCCCGTCCGCGCGACCCAGGATCGCGGCTTGCAATGGATTGGCGATGCTGCTCACGCTGGCGCCCTTGGGTGAAAACTTCGCCAGGACGGGCGCGACGTTTTGGTTGTTAGACCAACGCTCAGCCTGGTCCAGCAGGCGGGCCAGTTTATCCAAGTTGGCATAGGCCTCGCTGGCTGTATCACCGGAGATATTGATCTCCGGTTCTTCCACGACCTCGATATAGGACTCAACCTCTCCCTGTTCGTCGTCGCGCAGGGCGGTAATCACCGGCGCCCAGCCACCGCGCTCCAGCCAGTATTTCCCCCGCGTGCCTCCCCCGTCGGCCAGGGTGATGGTCCCGCCGGCCGTCCCATCGCTAATGACGAAATACAGCCCCTTGGTAGTCATACGAAGGCTCCCAATCGTCCGAGGTTATCGCCGCGCCGCCCGGCCTCGCGTAGGACCTGCTCCACGATGGCGCGGATCTCCGTCCTCGAGGCCCGGCTCCCGCGCGCGTCAATGTTGAACGTGTCGACTGGCGCGAAGACCGAACTCAGCGCCGCCGTCGCCGAGGCCGCGCGGATGTCGGGGATCGCCTCGAGCATCCCCATGGCCATGCCTTGCCCGATCGGCAGCCCCACCATCTCGGCGGCCACGGTGCTCGGCGACGAGATGCCCAGGGCCTCCGCCGCGGCTTCCAGGGCTGCCAGTGCGGCATTGGCAGCTTGCTGTGCCAGTCCGCCCATGGCGCCCGCAATCCCGGAGGCGATCCCCGAGATGATGCCTGACCCAATTGCCCCCCAGTCCAATTCAAAGGCGCCAGTGATAAAGTCAATGCCGGCCTGAATGTCGCCCTTGATGTTCTCGATGAAGCCACTCACCGCCAGCACCATCGCATCGCAGGCGGTGCTCAAGATCGTTTTCGCCAACTCCCAGTTGCCGCGCCAGGTCTCGGTGAACGAATCCAAATCGGTGCCCACGATGGACAGCACGGCATTCATGAACGACGTGACGGTGCTCTTGAGCGTTTCCCCGGCCCCGGAGAAATCACCATTGATGAGCTGCAGGGCCGCGCTCACCAGGCCGCTCGCCAGAGTCAGCGCCCCGCCGATGGTCACGGTAATGAACTCGAAGGCGAATTTCACCACCGCCATGATCGTGTCGCCGTGCTCGCGCCAGAAGGTGGCGATGCTCTCCAGGGTGCTGCTGACGTTGGCGATCAGGGTGGGGGAGAGCGTGTTGAACTGGTCGGTGACGAAGGCCGCCATCTCCCCGACGGTCTGCTGCACCATCGGCATGGACTCGCCGAAGGCGCTGGCGATGTTGAGCGCCCCGTCAATCACCGGTTGGATGACCGGCAGGTATTCTTCGATCTTACCCCGCGTGGCTTCAAACGCCGGGCCGACGCCCTCCGCCAGTTGCTTCGCCAGCGCCTCCACAATCGGGATCGCCGGCGTGATCACGTTGTCGAACAGTTCGTGCGCCAGCGGCAGGAAGGCCGCCCCAACCGTCTCGGCGGTTTCCGAGAGCGTGCCCTTAAAAATCTCCCACTGGCCCGCCAGGGTGCCGGCATTGGCCGCCGCTGCACCGCCGGTCGCCTCGGCTAGACGCTCCATGATGAGCGCCGTCGCCCCGGCACTGTCGCCCCCTTCCACCAGTGCCTTGACCTGCTCTTCCTGCTCGGCGATGAACAGAATCCCGGCCCGCGTCAGCTTGGTCAGCGCGGCGAGCGGGTCCTCCTGGGCCCGCGCCAGCAGCGTCGCAGCCGCGCTCGTGTCGCCCATCACCGCGCCCAGGTCGAGGGTGCGCTGGATGAAGTCCGGCATCTGCTGCTCGGAGATGGAGCCGGCGCGCAGCGCGATCTCCTCGATGCCCAAGATCACATCGTCGGAGCCGCCCGCCAGGTTCTTAAATTGCTGGGCTAACTCTTGAGCTTCGGCGGAGGTCACGCCCGCCGCGCCCCCCGTGGATTGGATGACCTGCTCGAGTCGGACGAGGTTTTGTTCGCCTTCCAGCGCCTGCCCGAAGGCATAGCCGAAGCCCGTGGCGATCACCAGGCCCGCGGCCACCACCGCGCCGGCCGCGACCTTCAGCCCGGTGCTGAAGATGTCGCCGATGCGGCTCACCCCGCTCTGGCTCTCGGACTCGGCCTGGCCGAAGCCTTCTTTCAAGCCCTTCAGGTCAATGCCGGTTCCCAGGATGGCTTCGCCGAGAGAGAAGTTCGCCATTACATGCGCTCCGCGTCGCTCATTGTGGGGAGTGAATCACTTCCACGCCGAGTTGCGCGAACTGCCGAAACCACTCGCGCGCTTTGTCGGGGTTGTGCTCGATGATTTCAATGGCGGGGGCCCGTGGCTCAAAGCGGGAGAGCCGCTGCAGGCGCCCGAGGGTGTACTGCCGGTCATAGGGCGTCATGTGGGGGATCATGGCCGCCAGCGCCAGGCGCTCAGTCTCTTCAGCCTCCAGGCGCGGCAGATGAGTCAGGAGAGGGGCGAGCACCCACTCGGGCAGGTTGGGCACTCGTTCGGGGTCGAGGTGATAGGTGCGGACCAGCCGGGCGAAAGCTAACCCGTCAAGCCCGCCACCACTTCCCCCACGGGCAAGGCCCCGTTCTGCGGCGTGTTGCGCTCCTGCCACCACTTGGTGATCTGCGCCTTCTGCCCCATGCTGATGGCCGCAATGCGCTCATCCGCCAGGCTGGGCAAGATCAGCTTGAGCGACTCGTTGGTCAGGCGCTCGAACCGCCGCGCGGGCTCCTCGTCGTCCAGGTTGTTGCTCAAGTCGTTCAGCGACTTGGGCATATCGCGCTGCAGGCGCTTCATCGTCGCCAAATCTAGCGCCCCGAAGTCCCCCACCGCCCGGAACTCGTGCACCTTCCCGTCGGTGTCGGTGAAGGTATCGCGCTTGGGAACCAGCGTTGAAAAATCCAAGTTGTGCACCACCATGTTGACTCCTGCCTTCTGCCTTCTGGCTTCTGATACACCTTCGTGTACCCACGGAGGCTCTTAGCTGATCTGAACCCGCAGGAACCCCAGCTTGTTCGTTTCGGTCTGGGTGTCGTCTTCCAATGGGCGGAACTCGACTTGCAAGCCGGCGCGCCCGTCACGGGCGTAGGCCGCTTCCGGTTCGCCATCGAACACCCCGCGCGACACGTAGTAGTAGCCGGGGAACGCGCCGTAAGGGGAGAGCGCGGTGCCGCGAAAGAGCAGCGCAAACTCGGTCGGCGTCGCGCCGCGCTTAAAAGGCAGGGTGCGCACATTCACGCCGATCGTCGCGTCGGCCAGGTTCGCCTGAGTGCTAATCACGCGCGAGTAGTCCTCCAACGACAACCCCACGACCATGAAAGTGAAGACGATGTCTTCCTGCGGTCGCACGGCCTTGACGGGCCCTTGGTGATCGTTGTCGTAAAAATATTTGAGCGCGCCGCCGTGCTTGGCCTTCTGCTCGCCGTCGGTCGGGCCCAGCAAATACCAGTTGCCGGCCGGGGTCGCGTTGACATTGGGAAGCGACTCGCCCACCGGCGCGACGTAGATCTGCGCCGGCCCGACGAGCTGCTCGAAAGGTAGACTGGATGCCATGTTGTCGTTGCTCCTTTGTTAGGGGATGTCCACTTCCGACACCGCCGCCTTCAAAAAAAACAGCACTGCGTCCGTGTTCGTGTCCGGGTCCACGATCAGGCTCGGCCCACTCGTCGGCAGCAGCCAGTAGATCAGGCCGTAGCCGTCACCGGTCTCGGCCCGCGCCCGCTGCGTGTTGCGCGTGATCCGCACCAGCTCCCGGTAGACCCGCCCGGCCTCGACCTGGTTCTCTCCATAGCAGCGCGCTTCGAGGCGCGGCTGCTGCCACTGCACATCCAGATCGGGCAGGCCGCCGTCGTAGCGGATCTGCACCGCCTTGGAGGGGATGGTCCAGCCGTCGCCGAACTTGTGCTTGGCCGCCACCCGCGCATTCGTGAGCACGTTCAGGTCGGCGTCGGTCAGCAGGTGGACGATCACGGCCTCGAGGGCGTCAATCATTTCTTAGTGCTCATCAGATCCCGATAGGGATCGTCGTTGATAACATGCACCACTGGCGGCAGGCTCACCGAACGCGCACGGCCAACTCCCGCATTAGGAGGCGGGCTAAAAAGCCACGCCAGGAATTGCACGAAGAGTCTCCATGCCTTAGTCATTCTTGTGCCGGGCCAGGTGCTGGTCGACTCTGGGCTGCACCTTCTCCACCCCGAGGGTCAGGTAGTGATAGCCTTCGAAGGCGTGATGGCCCTGGTGCACCGCCAGCGCGTATATGAGTCCACTGCCGATGGCGATCACGAGCACGTCGCCGACCTTCTCCGGCGCCGGGGCCTGCCCACCCAGATCGCTCCCAGCCGAATCCGCCGCAAAGTTGTGCGACGGGCTGGCCGCGTGGATCGAGCGGCGCAGGGTGCCGGTCAGCACGCCGTGGCCCGGGTAGAGCTGCTGCTTGGCCTCGCCCTCGATGTCCAGGCCGATGTCGGGCAGCGCGCCCATCAGCACGCGCTCCACGTCGGCTTGGGCCTGCGGGCCTTTCCAGTTAAGCGGCACCGTCTCGCCCCGCTCCGACGGGGTCGGCCTCGGCCTTCGCCGCCTTGCGGCGCGCCTTGAACTCGGTCTTGGTCTCGAAGCCCGGATCGGCCGGGGTCACGGCCTGGGTTTCCGGCGGCTTGCGGCCCGGTGGGGTCCGGCCCACCAGGCGGACCGCAATGTAGTCATACAGGCCTATACCGGCCTGCGCGGCCTCGTTGTTCAGCCGCTCGAACTCTTCTTCGGTCAATTGCAGTTGCGGGATCGTCAACATCATCAGCTTGCCCTTTCTAGCGCCAGGCTAAGGTGGTGCGGGCTGCGCGTTCGCCGGGTCAGCACGGCCTTGATCGTGAAGGGCCCAGCGTCCACGGTCGTTTTGCCCTCGGTGATCTGGGTGATCCGGTCGTCTGGAATCACATCGGTCTCGCGCGGCAGCAGCAGGGTGTAGGTCGTGACCACCACCAGCTGCGCCCGCTCATGACTGAACACGCGCTGCGCTTTTTCCACCAACCGGCAGGGCACGTCGAGCAGATGATCCGACCAGGTGCGCGCGTCATTGCGGTACGCGGTGATCGCCTTTGCCCCGCGCTGGATCGTGCAGCGGTGGATCAGGTGCGCGTGTAGGCTCATGTCCGCACTCGCACTTTTGTGCTGGAAATTGCATAAAAGTGAAACACGGATGTCCGTGGAAATGCTAGACCCGGAAGACGCCCACCGTCAGGTTGGTGCTGGCGTCGTAGGTCAGCTGCACCCGGCCGTTGACGTCGTTGTAGATCGACGGCGGGAACGGCCCGATGATCTTGTCGCCCGTCGTGGCCGGGACGTTGATCACGTCGTCGGCCACCGCCTTGCCATCCACCGTCAGTTGGGTGACGGTGGTCACATTCCGCGCGGCGGCGTTGGTGTTTTTGAATTGCACGATCGTGCGGCCGTCGTTGGGGAACGAGTCCCCGCCGCCGGCCACGGCCACGTAGCTGGGCGTGATCCCGGCCCGGCTCACCTCTTGCACTGTCAGGACTGCCATCGTGTCACCTCATGCTTTCCAAAAGCCGAGCTTGCGGATGAGCTTGGCGCGCGCCTCTTCCCAGTCCGGCGCGCTGTAGCTGTATTCCCCGGCCACGCTCTCCGACTGCAGCGCCTGCCGTTCCAGGGCCAGGCGGATCAGGTCGAGGAGCACCTGCTTGCGCTGGGTCCGGTCATCGAGCGGCACGTAGCTCACCTGCACCCACAGCCCCCACTTCGCGCCCACCGGCAGCCGCTCCAGCCGCCCCTCCTCCAGCCACACGAAGTAATCCGTGCTGGCCCGGATCGCGGGCGAGTCGGAGACGTTCAGCCGCTCCTGCACCTCGCTCACCGACGTGATCCCCCGGCGGAGGAAGAGGCTCTTGCCCCCGCCGGGGTGCACTTCGATGAGGGGCGTGCTCCCGTCCACGTAGTGCGCGCCATAGTGCTTGATGATCTCGGCCTCTTCACGTTCTACGACCTCCTGTAGATGCCGGTCGTCGAGCGCGCTGGGCAGCACCGCTTGCACTTCGGGGATCGTGAGCAGACTCGCCATCGGAGTACGGGCGTGATTACCGCGCCCCTTCTTCCGTTACGGCGTGCCTTCCGCCGGGCTGGCGTGCTTCTCGATCTGGCCCACGGTGGCATCTTGGGTGATCGGCTGGACGCGTGGATTAAACAGCTCCGCGATCACGCCATCGATCACACACCCGGTCGCGCCACCGCGCACGATCTGGCAATCCACGTAGCGCTCCTGCGGCCGCACAACCTCCAGGATGCCGATCTTGTTGTCGTCGGTGTCGGCCATGGCCACGTCGGTCCCCAGCAGGGTGGCGGCATCGCTCATGTTGGATTGCTGGCCCTGCCGACCTTGCAAGTTGGGCGTGCCATCGGTGATCGCCCCGAAGAGCACCAAGAAGCGCACGCCGTCGTAGTTCGCCATGTCGACTGTGGTGACGGTGATCGTGGTTGTGCCGACCGCCACCGCGTTCGACACGCGGATCGTCTTGACTTTGTTGCTCAGGAATTCCATCTCGACCTCCTAACCATCTTTAGGCGCTACGCCACCTTCACGCGGGCAAAGGCTTCCGCCAGCATGGGCTGGCCGTCGCCCTCGTAGCGCGCGATATAGCCGCGCTGATTGGTCTCGGCGTACAGCTCATTCAAGACTTGGAGGGTCATCTGCAAGCTGTCCACCATCCAGTAGAACTTGATGTCGCCCAGGATGGCGATATAGAGGCCACTGGTGAAGGTATTGGGCGCGAACTCGCTCTGCACATAGGGGATGTCCAGAATTGTCGCCGGGTTGCCGTTAACCAGCCCCAGGCCCGCATTCCATAGGAACAGGCCGTTGGCGTCGCGGTACTTGCGGATGCGCTTCAAGAAATCGCGGTGCAGGAGCCAGCGAGTCGTAGGCGAGGCCTGATATTGTGCCTTCAAAAAAAACTTGGCGTCCACCAGGCTGTCCGAGCGGGTGGTGTCGTTGGTATCGGTATAGGTCACATCGCGACTGGTGGGGATGCCGTTGGCATCGGCCACGAACATCCCGAGCGGCTTCTGGCTGCCGTCGCCGGTCATGTAAGCCTTCTCTTGGGTCACACCCAGCTTGTAAGCGATGCGCTCGCTGGCAATGGTCTCGATCGGGCGAACCGATCGGCGGATCAGGGTGTTGCTGATCTTGATCCGCTTGGCCACCGGGTGCGGGGTCAGGGCGCGCTTGCCGAACGGCTTCACGGTGTCTTCCGCGCCGGTCTGCAGTTCGGTCGTCCAATCCCAGTCAGCCAGGTCGGCGTCGAGCGAGAGCACGCCCAGGCTTTCGGCCTGGCCGATCTGCTCGACGCGCCCCAGTTGCCGGACGACGACCAGGTCGTCCACAAACTTCAGCAACTCCAGCGAGAATTGTTGGGGTGCGATCGCAAAGCCGCCAGCCGCGTCGTCGCTGGCGCTGAGGGCCTTGCTCTCCTCCGCATCGAGCACGCGCACGCCGCCTTTCAGAAACTTGCGAAAGGCCTTAAGCTCCGGCGTGGGCGCGCCTTTATCGTCCGGGTTCGTGCCACCCGGCGCGACCGGCCCGGGCAGCCGAGTCTTGGGGTCGTTCAAAAACTTGTCGGCCTTCAATGACCGCTCCAGCCGGTCGGCCTCGGCGATCTTGGCGTCGAAGTCGTCGTAGAGCCTGTCCACTTGCTTGGACTTCTCCTCAGGCAGCGCCTTGTCTTGATGCTCGTCGAGGATGCCACGCGCCTGCACGTGCAGGGCGGCGGCCTCCTCGCGTAGTCTCTTGATCAATGCTTCCATGTTCCTGCTCCTTAGTGCGGATACAATGCCAGCGCCGCTTGCGCGGCCCGGGCCCGGGCCCGCAGTGCGGAGTGGAGCTTCTCGGGCTCCGGCTCGGCGGCTGCCAGCAATTCAGTCAGCGCATCAATGGCCTCCTGCAGAGAGGCCAGCGCGGTCTTGGCGCGAGTAACGTTGGCCGCGCTCAGCACCCGCCCGGCTTTGGTCATCGGCCGGATGGTGCGGGCGGCGGCTTCCAGGATTTCCAGTTGCTGCTCGGTGTTGGTGGTGTCGGCGGTCAGCAGGCTCTTGATCGCTTGCAGATCGGTGAGGGAATTCATGCCCAGCGGGACAGGCGAGATCTCGAAGAGCCGCACCTCGCGCAGGTGGCGCACGCCGCTGTTGTCGAAATCAGCCTTGACCGTCTCGTAGCCGAACGAGCCTTCGCTCAGGGCGCCATCCTTCATCAGGGCCCAAGCCTCCTTGCCCCAAAAGGCTTCGAGGGTCAGGCGACCTTTGGCGTGCAAGCCCACGGCGTCTTCCTCGAGCACGCTGGGAGGTGGGCCGATGAGCTTATTCCAATCGTGGGCGTAAAAGACCTTGACCCGCTTGCCTCGCTCGGCGATGGTCTTCAGGAACATGCCGGGATGGGCCACGTCATTGCCATCGTCGACGTTGTTGAAGACGGAGAAGTGACCTTCGTACTCCCCCTGGTCGCCTTCGGCTTTGAATTCGGTCAGCGCAGTCTTGTATTCCATAATCCACCTGCGAATAAACAGAAAGCGCTCGACGCGACTCTCCACAGAGAATCACGTCGAGCGCCATCTCTCGACAGCCCCGGCTCAACAGCTGGGGCGGCGTTTCAGTTGTCGAAGATCGTCGCCTGCCCTCGCGTACTCGCGGGGGTCAGACGACTAGACTCTACCCCAATTAGTTGGGGCGCGCAACCGGCAGGGCGGCGTTAATCCAGATCATCCAGCACCCTCAGCACCAAGTAATCATCATTGGGGAACGACTGCGGTTTGCTGCCCGTGAAGGTCACTTCCCACTCGGCCTCGTAGATGCCTGGCGTGTCCGTATCCGCCGTCTGCCAAGTGTACGAAATTTTGCCCTTGTTGTTCACCTGGTCGGGGTCAATCACCGCTGTCGCGTTGACCTTCGGCAACGTGGCCCCTACCTGGCGCATGATGAATTTGGCCGTCGCCCCGGTCAGGTCCATCGCATTGCTGTTTGCATCCTGGAGCGTGGCGGTAATCACCGGCAGCAGGTTGCCCCGTTTGATGACGAAATCGTAAGTGCTAGTGCTCACGGCATCTTCACCTTCGTTTTTCCCCGGCCTGTCAGCGACGACTGCGCGAGGCCGCTGTCCACGCTCACGCGCGTTCGGCTGGCGCCCAGGGTCGCGCGCGTCGGGCCGATGATCACCACTTCCGCCACGGATCCTTGCAGCGCTTCATGCGCGCCCATGCGCTGCACTATGAGACCGATTAGCCACTCGTGCTGTCCGGTCGCGGCCAGCACCAGGAGAGCGAGCGCTTCGTGCGCTCCGGTCGCGGCCAGCGTCAACCCAAGCAGCGATTCGTGTGCGCCGCCGCGTCCGATGATGAGGGTGCCGCCCGCCTCGTGCTGGCCCTGGGCGCTAACGGCCAACCCGAGCAGCGCTTCGTGCACACCCGTGCGCCCCTGGGTCAGACCTTGCAGCGCTTCATGTGCGCCCGCACTGCCCAGCAGTAGGCTCAGCAGACTCTCGTGCGCGCCCACGCGACCGGCGATCAGCGTCCCGGCCGCTTCGTGGTCTCCCGAACTGGCGCGCAGCACGAGCGCCAGCGCTTCATGTATCCCGGCCCGACCCTGGGCCAGGCCCAGCAATGATTCGATGACCCCCTGGGCGGTGCTGGACAGGCCCAGGAGAGATTCGTGCGCACCGGCCCGGCCCTGCACGAGACCGATCAGCGCTTCATGTAGGCCCGCACTACCCAACAGCAGGCCCAGCAGCGCCTCGTGCACACCACTCGCCGTCTGGCTGACGGGTGTCTCGGTGACTGTCGGGGCCCAAGCCGCGACGTCATCCACCCAAATTGTTAAGAACTCGGGCGGGAGCCATTCAAAGTCAGGACTAAAAGGCAAGCCCGTGACCGTAGCCACATTGGCAGCGGTGGCAGCCGTTCCACCCGCAATAGGATAGACACGATGCCAAGCCAGGCGCAGACGCAGGCCGAGCGATACGCCGTGCGAGGCCCAGGCCTTCCACGCGCCGAGCCTAGTCCGCTTGAATTGCTTTTCCATTGAGTTTCACAAGTTTCGGTTCGGCAATAAAAAAGTCAGGATGGTCGGCCTTCCATTTCCCTTCATTTTCAAATTCCAGTTCACCCCGCTCGATCTGCTCTTGCAGATGCGAATGGCAAAAGGGAAGGCGGATCCACCGATTCGGATGCTTAGCCCATAGCCCGCGCAGGAAAATAGCGTAACCGCTCTTGTCCGAACCGGCTGGGGGAGTCATCACAAAAACCTCGATACTCCCCGCTACCGGCTCCGGGCAGCGACAACAACGATCGTAGGTGATCAGGGTCATGAGTCTACTCCTCAAAAAATAGGGTAGTGTGAATTTGACTCGTGAGCGTTCCCACAGTTTTCACAAAGGCCAATATCCCGCTGTTCACCAATTCGGCTAGCTTATCCAATGGAACCCACAGGCTGAAGCTCCCCAAGACGTTTGCGCCAATCTCCCACAAAGATGCGCTAGAAGTTCCCTCGGCCGTGATCGCGGAGAGTGCGGTCGTGCGCGAGGCAATGTCATCCGGGTTGGTCGGGTTAGGCGTTTGCGCCGAGCCGGTGGCGTTCACGCTGAGACGCTGAATTTCCCACTCATAACTCGCGGCATTAGTAGTGCCCGTTTTGAACAGCAGGCCACGCAACTTCACTCGCCCATTGGCTGGGGCGGTGATCGTGATGTGCGTCTTGGGAGCGGCGGCCCCGGTAGTCAAGTTGCGAACGGTGTAAATGGGCATCCATTTTATTCCTCGAAGAACCAGGTGATGGCCCAGTTGGTGGTATCTGCACCAATCGTCTTGCGCAGGGCGAGAATGCCGCTATTCACATACTGCGGAGCCAGGTCAACCGGCGATCCAGGGAACCAGAGCGGATAAGTAGTCAAAACGTCAAAGCCAAACTCGACCAGAATCGTGCTGGACGTGCCTTCGGCGGTGATGGTCGAGGTCGCGGTTGTGCGCGAGGCAATGTCATCCGGGTTGAGTGGGTTAGGCGTTTGCGCCGAGCCGGTGGCGTTCACGCTGAGACGCAAAATTTCCCACTCCACACCTTGCGTCGCCGTCGCAGCGGTATTGCCCAGGAGCAGCCCGCGCAATTTGACGCGTGCATTGGCTGGGGCGGTCGAGGTGATATGAGTCTTGGGAGCGGCAGCACCCGCCGTCGTGGTGCGGATCGTATAGATAGCCATTAGTCGATCTCCGTGAAGTCTACGCGGATGTCAACCGCCGCGATATTGGCGATGAGCGAAATCCGAACCGCGCCCCCCGGTCTTACATCGTCGCAAAAGGGTTGATTCGTCGCGGCCCACCAGGAATGCGCTGCCCAGAGCGCAACCGTATCCACCTCTTGCTCGGAGTTTCCCGGCGGAGTTTGGAATACGCTCATCACCGGGGGCACCCCCAAGACGTAGGCTCGCGCGCTGGCACTGGCGAACATCGGGCGCTGGGTTTTCGGGCCGGGGTTGGTGTAATTGAAGTTTGGCTGAGCCGCTGTAAGATGAATGATTGCACGAGCCATCGGGGGGCCTCCTAATCAAAAATCGGTGCGGTCCAACGAATGACCACCCCACACTGCGGGCAGGGCGTCGCGCGCGTCTGGCCGTCGTGGGGATGGGCCAGGATAACCTCATTGAAATCGTAACCGCAGGGTGTGCGGGCCGAGTTGTCGAGGCCGCGGGCCTCGTCGGGCTTGCCATCGGCCAGCAGCGCATTGATTTGCTCGCGCGCGCCCTCGGCTAGTGGCCCCCGGCAGGTGCGTGAGATCGAGCGAATAACCTGTTCTGGCGTGGGCTGGCTCAGATCGAGCACGCCCACATCGGCGGCGGTGATCGTCTGCTTCTCTGGTTTTTTTGCCATATAAGCCTCCTGTCGAAGATCATCTTTAGATGGTTAGACCGAAGTCCCCGACAGCTCGATGGTGTAGGTATTGCGCACCGGCGAGTCGTTGGAGAGCAGCGATTGCTTGACCCAGATCCCGATAGCCGCGCCCGCCGCCAGCGTGCCGCCCGGCACGCCCTGGCTCACGTTGTCGTCCACGAACGTCACCGAGCCCGGCACGGTCTTGCGGTTGGTGACCGTGGCCGTGTCGTTCACCGAGGGCGCACCGCCGATGAAGAGTTTCGCCGCTGGGTCACCAGTCAATTTGATGGCGGCAGAGTTAAGAGTCAGGCTGCCGTGGTTGTTCAGGAAGAACGTTTTCTCGTAGCGATCCACGGCTCCGGACTCCGAGGCCGCATTGCGAAAGAGCATCGAGGCGCTAGTGATGTTCGGCCCCAGAGTCGCGCGCGTGGCGCCGCCCGAGCCCTGCCGGACCGTCACCGTGCGCGTGCCGCTGGACGACGAGAGCACCGCGCTTTGAATGCGCTCAAAGGTCTTGGCCCCAACCACCTCGGTGGTGCCATTGAGCACCAGGGCCTCAGTGTCCACCACACCCGTGGCCAGGCGGCCCGTGATCGTGACTGTGCGCGTATCGGCGCCATCGGAGACCACCGCGATCACGGCGTTGGCCGTGAGCTGGGTGAACTCGGGTTTCTCGGCGCTGTCCCGCGCACCTCCGGTCGTGGAGGTGTCATCGGTTGGCCGGCTGGCCGCACCTTGCAGTAAGAGATCTGTGTTTGCAATAGGCATAGTAGGTTCTCCTCGTTACTCCACGATGGGCGCGAAGGCACGGGTACAATTTGGGTGTTGAAGTGGATGCGCCTCCGCCCATTCCAGAGTCTGGATCGTGCCGTTGAGCGCGGCGCACTCTTCGTCGGGATCATCCTGGCCGTTGTCGAGCACCAGCACCTGCTTCACACCGGCCTCGTCGTAGCGGCTCACGGTCGCCTGGTTCTGCGCGTCGCCCAGCTCCGTGCGCGCAATCGTGCGCGCCCGATCCTTGTAGGTCTCTTCGACAATGGCGCGCAGGCCGGGGTGCTCGTCGTCCCCACGCACGATCTGATCAATGCTCCAGCCCTGCTCGCTGCCGTACTGCAGCAGCTCGCGCACCGCCTCGCGCGTGGTGTCGCTGATCTCTTTGATCCGCGTCCCCGCCCCCTTCAGCACGGCCGTGACCGCCGGGTCCTGCAGGTCAAAATCCACGTCCACCCCCAGCGATAAGTTCCACATTTCCCAGCTCGCCGAGAGCACTTCGACATACCACTTCTTGACGAGCTTCTCCAATTCCTTGTCGTCCTCCGGCTTGAGCAGATCGCGCTCGGAGAGCTTAATTTCCAGAACCGGTTTGCCGTCCTTCGTCCCGGCATGTACCCGGCCATCTAATCCCTTCCGCAACGCGGCTCGATCCACCACGCGCTGGCTCAGGTCGGCGAAGTAGGCATCCAGGTCGCGCCCCATCTTCTTCGCCACGTCGCGCCGGATGCGCTGCAGCGCCGCCCCGAGCTTGGCCGCCGCTCGCCGAGGGTTAGCTCTCTTGCCTTTGACCACGATGGCCCGCCGACTCTTGGCGCCGGTGGCCTGCACCTCGTCGATGTTCAACCCGCGCAGGAACACGTCCTGACCAGGCACCTCTTCCTGCCCCAGGAAGATGCGCCCCTCGTTGACCATCAGGTAGCCGCCAGCGACCGCGCGATCCACACGTTCCCACAGCGCGTTCATGTCCTCGCGCAGCGCCTTAACCTTGCTGGTGTCGAAGCCCACCAGCACCTCGCCGCCGAATTCCGGCGCGAGGTCGGCCTGGATTTCGCTGGCATCAATGACCCACATCGGCGAGAGCGTGTTGTTGGTGAAGCGCATATAGGCTTCCGCACTATTGGCATAGATCGGGTCTTCGCCCAGGCCGGCCACCGACATCGGCGTGCGGAAGGCGGCCGCGATGCGCCGCTCCGGCACATTGTGCAGCGCATTAAAGGCGAGTTCTTTAAGGTCAAGCCCGATGCGCTTGATGTCGGCGCCGCCCTCCACGATCCCCATCCCCCCGCGCTTGTCACCCCCATGCAGCTCGGTCCACTGCTCCTGTAGACGTTTGTACTGCGGGTCAGTGAGCGTGACCTCTTTGGGGAGCACCAGCACCGTGCGCGGCACCGCATCGTTTTTCAAGAGCGCATACAGGTAGCGCGTCATCTCGTTGTCGCTATCCGTCTCGCGTGACACCGAGCGCAGAGGCGGAAGCGCCATCCAGGGCTGCTCCGGATCCGGCGCCGGCCACTTGAAATGCACGATGTCTTCCAGCGGGACGGGCAGCGCCGGGGAGAAGCTGCCATCCGGGCTGTATTCGTAATGCGAAATCCAGTGCTCCCCGCCGGGCACCGGCCGAATTTGCGCGGCGTGGTAGGGCCACAGCTCCACCACCCGCTTCGCCTCCGAGCGCACCTTGTGCCAATACACGTTCCCCCCGATGGCCTTGTAAACGATGGTGTACAGCTTGAGCTCGGCCTCGCCCATGATCGGGTTGGGCTTCATCAAGAGCTTGCGCAGGGGATGATTGGTCAGCGGGTTCTCGTCCAGGTCGGTCACGACGTACGGCGGCTCCGGGTAGGAGAAGGCCAGCGCCGAAATGCAGGCGAACACGGCGCCGTTGGCCTTGTAGCCCTCCCGCACCAGGTTGCGAAAGGTGGGCTCCAGGAACGAGGCCGTCACCCAGGGCGGAATAATCGGCAGGCCGGCGGCCTTGATCAGGCCGCGCGCCAGCCAGAGTCGCACACGATCAATCGGACCTAAAGCCATCGGACTCTCACTTCTGCTGATTTCGCCTGCGCCGCCCACGTCGCCAGGGCCAGCGCCCAAAACTTGTCGGCATGATGCTGTTCGTTCACCGCCGTATCGAAGACCACGTTCTTCGCGGCTGTGACCTTCTTCTTGATGCTATGAATTTGGTACGACAACTCGCGCTCCAACGGGATCGGCACGTGCCCGCGCTGCATCTGCACCTTCAACTCCACGGCCAACAATTCTTTGGTCGGGTTGGTGAAGGTGACTCCCTCGACTCGGGGCGCGTATTGCTTGCTCAGCTGCTCGGCCAATTGCATGCCGATGCCCGTTTCGTCGATGAGGAGCTTGGTGATTGGCAGGGTGTCGAGCGCCTTTCTAAACACCGCTCGCTGATCATCGAACTCCACGTTGCTTAAGCTGATCCCCAACCGGTACGGCAGCTGCCCGGTGGTTGCCTTGCCCAGGAAAACGGCCTCGGTCAGGTCATGCTTACGGCCCACATCGCCGCCGGCCGCCAGGGCGGGCTCGATCTTGCCTTCTTTGATGGCCAGGGCGGTCTCTTCTATCGCCGCCAGCGCCGCTTCCACACCTCTGGCCTGGCGGTGCCACAGTTGCCCGGCCTCCGCCAGGAGTTGGTTGCGCTTGATCTCATCCCAGGTGATCCAGGCCGTCGTCTCGTCGACCCAGGCGCACTCAAATTCTTGTTGGAAATCTTCGAGGATCAGGTTGTCGAAGATCTCGATCAGGCGCGGGTTCCCAAAGAGCCGGACCCGCTCCTCGGGCGTCATATACGCTGCCAGCTTGCGCGCGCCGGCTACGTCCTTGCACAGCGCCTGGACCAACCACCACGGCACCGCGCTGCGCCGGTAGCCCGGATAGGGCCTGATCTTCTGCTCGCAGATCTCCCAGAACATCCCGCTGGCGCCCAGCGGGCTGCTCCCGATCCGCAGGCGCCCGCCCTTGGCGGCGCCCGGCAGGGCAGCGGTGTAAATCTCTCGGTCGCGCGGATAGTGGGCGAACTCATCGAGATACAGGTTGGCGCGGGCCTTGCCGCGCGGGGGCCGGTTCGCGTGACTGATGAGTCGGCTGCCGTTGGAGAGTTCCACCTCCAAGCGGTTGTCGATCACCAGCCGGGGCCGCACGTCCGGATCGAGGGCCTCGATCACGCTGCGCCCGTACCGGATTTTCTCCGTCGCCTCGGCCAGGTTGACGCTGACAAAGACGCTGGTCGAGCGCGGGACCAGGCAACTCTCGGCCACCGCTTCGGCCGCGGTCAGCCATGACCAGCCCGCCTGGCGTGATTTGCGGGCGATCCCTAAGAGCGCTGAGTTGTTAAGGTGCGCAATCTGGAACGGCTCCCAGCGGGCGTCCGGGTCTCCGGTCGCCTCGGGGAGATCGAGATACTCAACCAGGAACCAGGCGCGAGTCGAAAGGTCGTTCACGCCACATCTGACTCACCCTCCCCGGTCAGGGCCTGCGTGAGCACCGGCGCCACTTGCGCCCAGCGCTCCTTGCGCTTGGCTTCCATTTGCTCCGGAGTCAGCAGGGCCAGGTCACCGCTGATCTGATGCCAGGTCTGATCACTCTGGCCCAAATATTGCTTGCCCAACCAGATGAGCATGGTGGTACTGCCTTCCTTCGCCAGCTTCACCTGTCGGCGGCGGAGCGACTCTTTAAGCGTAGCCAGCCCCCTTTTAAAGGACTCCGCAAAATTCCGGCTCAGGGTGTCGACTGAAATGCCCAGCACCAGGCCAATCTCTTCCTGGGTGCAGCCAATGGCGGCTAACTTTTCGATCTGCGCCGGATTCACAGGCTTGCGAGGCCGCCCGCGTTGCGCCGAGGTCTTGGGCTTGCGGGGCTGAGCTTTGCGTGGCATATCCGTGGACATCCTGGAGCGGCTCAAATGAGCGCCGTGCATGTCAGACTCCTCCCTACCAGTGCCAGGCTTCGAATTGCGCAATCAGCAATTGCCGCTCGTCATCGGTGAGCGTCGCAAGCGATTCGAGGGTCGGGTAGGCCTCCACGTCATATTCCCGGTTGATGACGTTCCAATCCAAGATACTCAACAACGATGCGGGCCGGAAGTCGTCGGTGGTCCAGGTACAGCGCTCCATCACCTGCAAATACGCGTGAGCGTGGCTTCCAAAGACAGCCGGATTATTCTTGACGGTCTCCTGAAACAGACTCGCTACGTAGAAATTCGAGTGCGGCTTTAACGTGTGGACCGTGGTGCTGGGCGGCTCGACCGGCGGTGGCTCAGGCGTGGGCTCGGGCACTGGCTCGGGCGGAGGTAGCGCTGGGGGTTGAGCCTGGGCGTGGGCCAACACGAAATCCACCAGCCCGCTCCCGGCCACGTCGTGGTCTTTCCAGCGCTCATCGTTGCGGCCCACGGTGAAGAGAGTCGCGCCAACAAGGTAGGGGTCGAGCTGGAATTCATTTTCGAGATAGACGAGGTACGTGTTCCAGTATTGGGCCGCGTCCACAAAGTTTTTGCGCCAGGGCAGCATCGTGCCGCTGGCGTCGGTCCCGCATTCGGTGATGACGACGGGCGAATCGGGATAGCCCATCGCAGTAAAAATTTCGTTGTCGTAGCGATGGCGCAGGGCATGGAAAGCGTTGAGGTCGGAGTAGGAATGCCGGGTCAGGATGGCGTTGTAAGGGATGACCGCATCGAGCGCCGGAGCCCAGAAGGGCCAGAGGCCCAACTCGCGCAGGGGGTGGCCCGTGGACCAGGAGCCGATGCCAGCGCGCCGCCCCAGGCCCTGAATGATGCGCGCAAACTCGCGGGAGAATTTCGCATACCATTCCATCGGGCCGGACGCGGTGATGATCTGCTCGTTCGGCCCTTCGATGACCTGCAGGCCGGGGTTGAGCTTGATCTTATCTCCCCACACCAGGGTCACGTAGGAGGCGGCCAGCAGGGCGGGATCCGCCCCGTCGGCGTAGTAGCGATTGGCGTCAAAGCCCTGGCCCCATAAGAGCCCATCGTCGACTACGCGACCGATCGTCAGCACGCCAGGCGGCGCGAGCGACGATAAGCCCAGGTCGCCCACGAACTTCGCGCAGGTGGAGACAGTCCACCAGCGTTCGGTGTCTTTGTTGCCACCCATATGGTGGGGGGAGAGTTTGAGGGTCATGAGGTCACTTGATCCGGGGCCACGCGCCCGGCCGCCAGCGCGCCGCGCAGCTTAATCAGCTCGAACGTCAGGTTCTGGAGCGTGTCGGCGATCACATCGATCCGCTCCGCAGGGGAGAGCGATTCCACCTGCTCACGCAGTTGATCGTAAGCCAGGCCGGTGAGCACATCGGGGTTCTTCGTCACGATGCCAATCATCAAGTCGAGCGCGATTTCCGGGCTCATGGGGAGGCTAGTCACTCGCGATTCCCTTGATCTTGTGTTTCGCCGTTAATTTCGGCGACCATCTCATCGAGCGGCCGGGTCAAATCCCCATGGCGACGCAATTGGGGAGGCTCGATGTTGTTCCGATAGAGCAAGCTGCGCATGGCCGAGGTCTCGTCCCGATAGGCCAGCAATAAGCGCCGCTGATAGTCCTCGCGGCCTTCCAGATCTTCAATCGTCTTATCGCGGCGCGCCAGTTGTTTTTCCAGGCGCTCGATCTCGCTGACGCGGCGTTTCACCCGGTCGCGCATCAACTGAACATAGAGGCCTGCGACAAGGGCGGCGGCGGACGCGATGGCGGTCAGCCATTCAGTCGGCGTCATTGCGCCGGGGTTTTCTGCACCTTCGTGTACCCAGGGAGGCCGCTCGCTTCAATCGCTGTGCCCAGGCTGAACGCGCCGAGTGCACCAACCGTCAGTTGCAGCGCCT